TTGCCAATGGGTATAAAACAAGTACACAACGCATTTAAAGGAGTATTAGAGGAGAAAAACAAATGAGAGTAAGAGTATATAAAGATGTTGAAGTAAAAGATGATGATGACTATATAGAAAATGCTATTGAGGTAGCAACAGATTGTTTGAGTGATTTTGAAGTAGAAATATTAGAGGAGGAAGATGATGATTGTAGACATAGACTTGAATGAGGCAAGAGGAAAACAAATGAGTAGAGAAGAAATGATAGAAGTAGTATCCAATACTTTAACAGGAAAAATAGGCGAACATTTACACATAAAGCTATCTGATATAGAAGAGTTTAGAACTTTAGGTAGCAAGTATGATGGTGGGTGTATAGTAAACGTAAAGCTAAAAGAGGGACATAAGTATAAAGATGTACCTATGAGAATACTAACAGACACAATGCTAGAGTTTATGCAAAGTGATGTAAAAGATATATTAGCTACTAAGAAAACAAAATATTATTATCTAACAAAATTTAATAAGGAGAAAAACAAATGAGTAATAAAGACGGTTGGGTAGATGATTACACAATAAGTATTGAATGGTGTACTGATGATGTTTTGGAACATGTACGCATGAGAAATATGAACAGGTTGTCAGATGATATACCAAAAGAAAAACTAACTTTAGATGAATGTAAAGAGGTGTTAGCTAGATGTTTAAGAAGACATGACGCTAATCATGGTATTACATGGGACACATTAGATTTTCACATTGACGACATTATAAAGGAGAGAGATGATGATATTAGCAAAGATTAAAGAACGAAGTGGGGAGTATGAGTATGAGCATTATTGTTGGTACCAAACAGTAAGCAAGGAGGATTATAAAAATGGAAAGTTAAACGAAAGGCATGTGCTATCAGATTTTTTTAGTAATGAAAGAATTGATGATGAGTATGATAAAACCAATAGAGGTTATTGGCTTGATTCGATTGCAATAGTATGGGTCGAATGGGTTAAAGAAATAACAGAAGATGAACTAACAACGCTGAAGAAGTTTCAGGTTGTTTACTAGGAGAAAAGCAAATGAGTAATGAAAATATAGACACAGTAAACATAGCTGTTGTTGAAGACAGAGAAGTGACAATTCATTGGGGGGTACAGATACCTTTTACAGATACAGAAACAGATAGTGTACAAGTATACTTAAAAAGCAAAGGGCATAAAATATCTAATGCTGGCATTATAGACTTTTATTTAATAGATTCAATTAGAGAGGTACATTATAGTGATTGATTTATTCGATAAACAAATATGTATTGATTGTGGTAAACCTTGTCATTTTGGAAGTGGTCGTTTTGTAAACAGATACCCAGCTTACAATGATGATAAAGAGGGTTATAGATGTGGAGAGTGTGTATCTGAAGTAGAGAAATTGTATGAGGAGGAAAACAAATGACAGTAGTAGTATGGGACGGCGAAACTTTAGCCACAGACAGACAGGCTAGTGATGGCTCACTTAAATGGGAGACAGACAAAGCATGGTATGTAATGAGAGATGATAAACCTTACATAGTATCGGGAGTAGGATACCTCAAATACATTGTCTCTTTAAGAGAGTGGTTTATTAATGGGGCAGTACCTAATGAATATCCTTACGGGCTAAAAGATTCTGCAACTAGGATTACCACACAACAACTTGTTGTCGTAGATAAAGACAAAGGGTTGATTGTTTATGATGATTCTCCTTATCCAACAGTACATGGTTTTGTGCCATGTGCATTCGGAGATGGTAAAGAGTTTTCGTATGGGGCATTGAGTATGGGGGCTACTTCAAGTGAGGCAGTAGGTGTTACTAATGAGCATTCTTTACATTGTGGAAAAGGGGTGGCAATATATAGTTTACATAAAAGTAAAGTAGAGAACTTGTCATGAAGAAAAAAGATAATATAGATAACCCAATTCATTATACACAAGGCAAGATACAAGTTTGGGATTTTATTGTTGATAAGAAATTAGATTTTTTAGAGGGTAATATTATTAAGTATGTTGTTCGGTGGAAGAAGAAGGGGGGATTTGAGGATTTAAAGAAGGCACAGGCTTATCTTAATAAACTAATAAAAGAGAATGAGTAATGGATATAGTAACTATAGACTTTGAAACCTATTATGATAGGGAATACTCCTTATCTAAAATGACAACCGAGGCATACCTTAGAGACAAAAGGTTTGAGGTTATCGGTGTAGCTATTAAAATTAATGATGGTAAGACATGTTGGTATGAAAATATGGATGAGGCGTTCAATGACCTACCAACGAGTTATTGTGTGTTAGCACATAATACAATTTTTGACGGGTCTATATTTCGGTGGAAGTGTAGCAAAGAGCCTAAGTTTTGGTTTGATACTATGTCTATGGCTAGACCCAAGCATAACTTGACAACAGGTTGTTCATTAAGTGCTTTAGCAAAACACTACAAACTTGGGGCAAAGGGTACTGAAGTACTTAATGCTTTGGGTAAACACAAAGCAGACTTTACACCACAAGAACTTGATATGTATTCTAAGTATTGTATCAATGATGTTGAACTTACCTACAAACTATTTAAAAAATTATCAAAAGGTTTCCCTTTATCAGAACTTATGGTCATTGACCAAACCTTACGAATGTTTATTAATCCTACTGTTGAACTAAACAAAGAACTGTTAGCAAATCACCTGAGCTCAATCAAGCACAACAAACAACAACTCCTTGACACGTTATCTACAAAATACCCTGGAAAGAAAGGACTGTCAAACGAACAGGTTAAAAAAGCCCTTATGTCAAATCAAATTTTTGCCAAGCTACTTATAAAGTTAGGTGTCACACCACCTTTAAAGATATCAGCTACGACAGGTAAAGAAACTTATGCCTTTGCTAAGACTGATAAAGAGTTTGTAAGTTTGCAACAACACCCCAATCCTATTATACAACAACTCGTTTCAGCAAGGCTAGGTGTTAAGTCTACTATAGAGGAGACAAGAACTGAAAATCTTATAGAGGTAGCAAACAGAGGTACATTACCTATTATGTTAAATTATTATGGGGCACATACAGGTAGGTTTAGTGGTGGAGATAAACTTAATTTACAGAACTTACCTCGTAATGGGGCTTTAAGAAAATCTTTAGTAGCACCTAAAGATAAGGTATTGATAGCATGTGATTCATCACAGATTGAGGCACGAATGGTTGCATATATAAGTGGGCAAGAAGATTTAGTACAAGCATTTAGAGAGGGTAGAGATGTTTACAGTGAATTTGCTAGTGAGATATATGACAGAAATATTACAAAAGAAGATAAGCTAGAAAGATTTGTAGGAAAGACTTGCATACTAGGACTAGGTTATGGTATGGGAGCAGAGAAATTTAAGAACACATTGGCTATGGGTCAAGGTGGTATGTCAGTAGACATAGACTTGAATGAGGCAAAAAGAATTGTCAATTTATATAGACAGAAAAACCACAACATAGTTTCTTTTTGGGGAACTTGTAATCATGTATTAGAAACCATGGTGTATGAAGGTATAGGGTCTATAGGAAATGGCATATGCAAGTACGATTCAGAGGGTATTATACTACCAAATGGTTTACGTATAAGATATCCCGAATTGCGAAGAACATCAGAGGGATTTAAGTACATATCTAATGCTAGAACTTACAGGAAGTTAATGACTACAGGAAGTTTAGAAGATAAAGATTGGACTAAAATCTATGGTGGTAAAGTAACAGAGAATGTTGTTCAAGCGTTGGCTAGGATAGTAGTATCAGAACAAATGATTGAGATAGGTAAGTATTACCAAGTCTTATTTCAAGTACATGATGAAATAATCGTTTGCCAGATGCAAAAAAACAAGTCGGACACACAACAACACATTGAGACAATCATGTCAACGTCGCCCAGGTGGGCACAGGGATTACCTGTAGCCTGTGAGAGTGGGGTTGGCTTTAATTATGGAGAGGCAAAATGACAGACATAATAGGAACAGATGGAAAAGAAATAAAATCGGAGGGAAAATCTAAAAAAGATTTTGCTATCGAACTATTAAATAGTATCGAAAAGAAAATTTCTGAGGGAAAAAATTTAGATTCTTCTTTTATATTGTTAAAATTAGATGGACAGTACCTTAGATACTCAACAGGTACAGATAATGTTATGGAAGATATAGCACAACTTGAACTATTAAAACATGACTTATTAAATAGAATGACACAAGCTAAATGAAATCAAAATTAACTCATAGTTATTCATCTATAAAGATGTATGAGAATTGTCCAAAGCGATACCTGTATCAACGTATTAATAAAGAGGTCGTAGATACAGGTAGTGACGCAACAATATATGGACAAAGAATACACAAGGACTTGGAGAATAGATTACTTCATGGGCAGGCCCTACCACAAGAGACAAGCAAACACGAACAAGTTTGTCAAACCTTACAACAACTTACCCAACATGCAACACTTCTTGCAGAACAACAGCTATGCCTTAATGAAAACCTTACACCAACAGGTTGGTACGATAACGACGCATGGCTCAGGTCTATTTTAGATGTGCTTATTATTAAAGGAGACAAGGCTATAGTAATAGATTGGAAAACAGGTAAACGTAGACCCGATTTCATGCAACTAGAATTATTTGCATTACAAGTATTTAAACACTATCCCAATATTAAAAAGGTTAAGTCTACTTTTGTATGGTTAAAAGAAAATAAAACTGATACCGAAACTTATACTACTAAAGATACAAGTGTAATGTGGCAGAACATATTAAATAGAATAGAAAGAATTAATCAATCGTGTAAAACTAATAACTTTCCAGCACGGCCTAGTGGATTATGTAGGTGGTGCCCAGCACAACACATCTGTGAATATGCACAGATATAATACTTGACAGTAATGTATACCTAAGTATACTTACATAATGGTAGTAACACCCGAAGGCAAAATCAAATTAAAACTTGACAAGATGTTAAAGTCTTACAACAAGGACGTGTGGTATTTTAATCCACAGTCAGGAATCTTTGGCAAATCAGGGATACCTGACAAAATACTCTGTGTAAATGGGAAGTTTATCGGAGTAGAGTGTAAGGCGGATAGGACTAAGAAACCCACCGCCTTACAACTTCAATGTATGGAAAAGATATCACAAGCAGGGGGTGTTTGTTTTGTAGTGTACGATAACGAAACAATTAATCAAGTCAAGTTATATATAGAAAGAATTATATGATAGTAGTAGAAAAAGCAAAAGCAATAGCATTGAATTTAAATAACCCAAACAGAGTGTTAGACGTTATACCAGAAGCCAGGCAACTAACGTTTAACAACCAACAACTTGTTGTCACACCACATACAATTCCTGCTTCTCACCGTTTACGTGCATTAGGATTCAAAGTGCCATCACCAATACTTCATTATTACAGTTGGAGTGGGCAGTTTACACCCTACAAACATCAAAAGATGACATCAGCTTTTCTTACCATGCACGACAAGGCGTTGGTGCTTAATGAAATAGGTACAGGCAAAACACAATCAGCTCTGTGGGCATGTGACTATCTTATGTTGGCAGGTTATATTAAAAAGGTTTTGATTATATCGCCTTTATCAACTCTTGAAAGAGTGTGGGGCGACAGTATTTTTATGGGGTTTCCACACAGACAAGCCGTTACATTGCATGGTGCAAGTAGCAGAAGGTTAAAGCTATTAAACAGCAACGCTGATTTTTATATTATAAACCATGATGGTTTCTCTATTATATCTGAAGAAGTAAAAGGCATGTTTGATTTAATCATAATTGATGAAGCAGCCGTGCTACGTAACCCATCTACCAACAGGTTTAAGGTAGTTAGAAAGTATTTAAATAAATATCCTGATACTAAATTATGGATGATGACAGGCACACCTACACCTAACGACCCAACAGACGCATGGGCATTAGCTAGATTAGTAGATAGTCCATTTAATCCAAAAACTTTTACAGCATTTAGAGATTCTGTAATGATGAAAATAGGGCAATGGAAGTGGGTGCCAAGACCTGAATCCATAGAGATTGTTAAAGAAGTATTATATCCCGCTGTTCGATACACTAGAGATGAGTGTTTTGATTTGCCTGATACCGTATTTCAAACTAGAAAAGTGGCTCTTACTAAAGAACAAAGAGACCATTATGATAAAATGCTAAAGCATTATGTCACCGAGTTGGTACAAGAAGGGACAATAACAGCAGTTAATGAAGCAGTTAAGCTACAAAAACTCATACAAATAAGTTGTGGTGTTGTATATGGCGACAACAGTAGACATATAGAATTAGATTGTGCACCTAGAGTTAACTTAGTTAAAGAAGTTATAGAAGAAGTAGGTGGTAAAGTAATAGTATTTGTTCCACTAACAGGAACATTAAAGATGTTAGAGAAAATACTCTCTAAACAATGGAGTGTGGGGGTAGTCAATGGTGAAGTTTCTGCTAGTAAAAGAAATTTTATATTCCATAACTTCCAACACACAACTGACCCACATGTCTTGGTAGCCCATCCTGCTACTATGGCTCATGGTCTAACATTAACCTCTGCTAGTACTATTATTTGGTATGGGCCAGTGACTAGTAATGAACAGTATGTTCAAGCAAATGGGAGGATAGAAAGGATAGGAAAAAAGCACGTATCAAACATAATACATATAGAGGCTACTGACCTTGAACATAAAATGTTTGAAAGGCTAAAGAACAAACAAAAATTACAGGGTTTATTACTAGACCTTATTAAGGAGGGAACAGACGAATGAGTGTAACTGTAGATAAAGTAGTAGCTAAGTATATAGGTTATAGAAACGAGAAAGAATCTCTCGAATCTGATACTAAAGCTAAAGTTAAAATTATAAAAGAGAACATGGCTAAGTTAGAAGCTTGGCTAAAAGAAAAAGCAGATAAAGATGGTGTTGATTCTTTTAAAACATCTAGTGGTACAGCATTCCTAACGACTACTGATTTTGCAAGAGTAGAAGATTGGGACGCAACACTAGGTTTTATAAAGGACAATGACGCATATGATTTGCTTGAAAAACGAG